ATTAATTGATAGTGGTCTGACCAAAATTTAGATTTGTTTTTCTCCGAGCTTTATCTTGAGCAGCTCGAGATAGCCGGGTGGCATGGTGCGGTGGGATGAGACATCGGGCGACTTGCGCCACGACTCCACGGTGCCGCGCTCGACGAGACACAGCTCGGCGATGGCCTGAGTAGTCAGGCCATGCTTCTTGATTAGACGCATCAGCGTCGAGCGAGATTTCGCGGTCATAGGCCGCAGTGTAACTTTGGACGCTGTCATTTTTCAATTCACCCATTTCCAACCCGGAGCCGGGGCAAGTCCATCAAGCTCGGTCGTATCCGAAATTGTGATCTTTTTGTAGTCAGAGAGTCGAACGTCACCGAGTTCGGTTTCGTATCCGTACACCACCGCTTCAGCAAGATCCGGATCGTTATGATCGTAATCCGTAACGTAGACCTCCCAGAAATTTTTGAGGATGATGTGTCGCACCACGTTCACGGTGCCAATTCCATTTTCACTTTCCATTTTCATTTAAGCTGCCTCGTTGGTTTCAATTTTCATCTTTTCTGCAATGCCGTCTTCGGCGAACTCTTTAGGGCGATGTTTATTTTCGGCCCTGATGATTGAGTTCATTTCTTCAATCGCATCGTTGACCGACCCGGCAAACTGTTCAGGACTTTGAAGATCGAGGTTAGTAAGGTTCGTCCAATCCTTTCGAAGCCCGGCGACTCGCGACCGGTTACGGTCGTTCCATCGAATGTTTACTTCAAGAACTTTGTTGTCACCGGTGAAACTACTGCCAAGATGAATTTCATAAAGGTATTCGATGTCGCCGTGAATCCCACTGGTGATCTCGTAGTTTTCATCACTCGCGAAACTAACAAGAAGTTCATTCTTTGTTATCATATTTAGCTGCGCGTCGATAAGTTTTTGAGCAATGTCTTTGCCGGTCTCGGCAAGATAGCCGTCCCAATGACGGTAGAAAATTACCCGGGTTTTGCCATCTAGAATTACGATGTTTGATCTAGTACTCATTCTGTTCCTCGGTTGTTGTTTACTGCCATGACTGCAGTATGGGGCTTTGCCCTAGATAGGTCAATGCCCTAGCACAACTGGTCAGACCATCAAGCAGAAAGGTGCTTTTCTATAGCGGAAACTAGGTCTGTTTTGCGGTACAGCTTTTTCCCCATGAAAGGGAAAGTCGGGATGCCAAGCTTTCGGCGGTTCCTGATGAAGTGCGTGTAAGACATCCGGCAATACTCCGCAGCTTCTTTGCCGGTCAGGTAGTCATTACTCATACAACATAAACCGGCGTCACAAAGCGATTGGTTACCCGGCACTTGCGCTTCTGAGCTTCTTTAACCTTGCCGGATTTTTTCAATCCATTCACGCGACCTGACACTGCGTTGATTTCAAGACCGGTCAAACGGCTGATCTCTTTAAGGGTCATGTCTTCAGTGAACATCGACTCGCCGAGACACGCGAGGATTTGATCTTCTTGTTTGAGCGTAACGCCGGCTTGTTTGATTTGGCGGTACACCACGGTGCTTGTATTTCTTGGCATGGTTGATCTCCTAAAATGGGATGTCATCGTCAAAGGGAACGCCGTTGTCAGGCGGCTTGACCTCGAGGATCTCTGCGCCGGGCGTGAACGCCGCCATCGCTGTTAAGTAATGGGTATCGTTAACGAGCTTGTCAGGGTCGAGCCACTGCAAGTCTTTTGAAGTAAAGTCGCGATCGCTCCAGTTGTTTAATTCGCAATTGGTAAAGGTTTGATCACCACCATCGAACTGATAGGTGATTCGGTTTCTTTCCTTGTCCATCTCTTTCACGGTCGCCCACGGAATCAGGTCAGGCTTGAACAAATGTTTCGGGCAACCTTTCTTCTGGTCCTTCATGCTGATCTTTTTGTTGTGGAACTCGCAGCGCCAAACACCGAAGTCTTTTGTTTCCATTGTGTCGGGGTCGACCACTGGTGTTGAGTGCGCGCACGTTCGACAGTTTGCTTTGGCTGTTTTCTTCTCATGGCAAAGCTCGCTAAACTGACACCACTTACACTGAAAAAATTCGGGGTCTTCCGAAAGGCGGGGCGGCAGCTCGTTAGCTTTCAACAGCCTTGATGCTTTCTCGAACGCCTCGAGGAAATCTTTCTTGTTGAAGTTGGTACGCACACTGATCATGTCCCGACCGCCGGCAGTGCAGCAGACTAGGTAATGCCGTTTGAGTTTGGTCAACCCCATGTAGAGCTGCGCTTGGGTGTAATAAACCTTTGACCATTCTTTCAGTGCTTCTTTCTCGCCATGCTTCACGAGCAGCCGCTCGAGCTTACGCATCCGCGCATCGCCCACGCATTTGACCTCATAAACGTGCCAAGTCTTTGGCGCTTCCAGAAGTCCTAAGACAAGTCCGTCAAGGTGACCGCGCAGATGCCCGGACAAACTCGCCACGCCCCATTGCCGTCCGTCTGGCCCGAAGGGGCGAAGGTCGACACCGGGTGTTGCTTTGAATCGTTTGTTAGTGAGATCCTCGGTTCGGTGTCCGTCATCAAACTTCATCAAGGTCGATGCCGGGTGAATCTCTTGGGACGCCCACCAAAATTGATATTGGAGCTGTCGCTCGCAACTAGATCCAAGACCGCTACATTGAACATATCCACGCAGCTCGGTGTGATGATCTTTTTGCATCTGATCCATCACCGCCGCAATCGTCGGGTATTCGTTGACTAATGCCATTTTCTCTCTCGGTGAAAACCCCGCAGCTCACAGACCAACCATGCCTTATTTTTCACCACAAAAAATTGAGCTGCGGGGTTTCATTAATTTGTCGTGGTTGAGTTGTTGGTGTTGTCGCTGTTGTCAGATTCGTCGTGCGTCCCGCACTCGGTGCCGGAGCAAACGTCAGCGGTCGATCCACCAATCTCAACGCAGCCCAACATCATGTGAAGGCAGACAATGATCAGGCAACCCCATCCAATAAATTGCATCCAGAACCATCGATACTTTGATTCCCACTGTTCACGAGTTAAGACGTTTCGATTGCTTGCCTCTTTTGTTTTTGTTTCAGTCATGTTGAATTTTTCCGATGGACACTGAGCCGACATAGGTGTTGTCGCCAACAGTGAGTGAGTGATGCGTTGAACAGCCGGCGAGCAGAAACACAACGAGCAGTGCGATGTGCGCCATGATGATTGCCTCCCATGTGAAAAGTTTTGAAAGTCGGCTCATCTCAGCGGGGCAAACTTTCCATTGTTTCTTGGACTTCGAGCCAGTAGGCTCTTTTTGAAATTGCTTCGAGTTCATCGCAATAATTCTGTAAAGTTTCGATTGAGAATCCGAGGCCGGACGAGAAGTCCGACCAAAGATCCGGCGAGGGCATCCGCTCCGCGTTTTCAATCGTGTTGTCGAGCAAGCTCGCGAGTTCTTCACGGATGTCTTTGAAGACCTTGTCGGCTTCAGCGCCGAGCTTTCGTTTTTCTGTCATGCCAAGCCTCGGCGATCCCGCCAACAATGGTGAGGATTCCCGCGAACCCAATGAAGTACACGAGCAAAATAAAAGCGTTGTCCATTACGCCTCCCACGGATATGGGCCTTGCGCCTGACCAGTTGCGGCGCCGTTCGCAGCTGCCGTTGGTGGTGGTGTCGACGCTCGCTCTTTCGCCATGTACCGTTTGACTTCCTTTCGGAGCTTCTTGGAGTCATCGCCGGTTTTGATCATCAGCTCATGCCCGATCAGATCGCCCGGCTCTTGAAGTCCTTGAAGGCCAACCGCGCGCGCAATGTCACTGGCGGTTCGCATCGCGATTTCTTGAACGGTCTCGCTTGGGTGCCGAAAGTTGAGGTTGCTCCAGATCTTGCGACCGGCGAGTGCGTCAGTCAGCGTAAACTCGACCGACACATATTCGTGTCCCGCTTGCGATGTTCGCCATTCCGAGCCTGAGATTTCGGCGGCGTAGGTGCCGTCAGGGATGTCGCCAAACTCGGTGTTTTCGGTTTCGGGCAGCAGTTCTGCCAATCCAATTGAACCCATTTTTATTTTTCCTTTGTTAAGCCGCTTTCTTCGCGGCGGTTTTGGTGACATTGCCTTTCACTTTGTCGGCAATGTGTTTGAGGGAGGGCTTCTCGAATGGATCGAGCTTGCCGCTGCGGTCTTTCGCGAGCCACTGACCGTCTTGCGACGATTGCAGCCAACGTTCGTGGACGCCTTCCTGATTCGGTATCACGCGAAGCGCAAGAACCAGATCAACGTAGTAGGGGAGTTGTGCAGATACCTGACGCCCCGGTGCGCCGGGGGTGTAGAGCATGGCGCCGGTCGAGTCATCTTTTTCGCGGTCGAGCTTTGCCGTGAACACGACATTGGTGGGAAGGTCACGAAAGGCTTTGATCAGTGCGATGGATTTGTTCGCCATCTCACCGTATGCCTTGCGCGGGTCTTTTGTGCCTTTAAGCTCGCTCTCGAGAATCCGCTCGCAAATCTCACTGATCGAATCCAGAGCGATCCAGTTGAACTCGCGGGGGTTTGCTTTAAGGTGTGCAAAGACTTCGGTGATGCCTTCGAGTGAGGACACCTCAATCACGCTGACGTTTGTTGCGTCTTTGATCGACAGCAGCCCGGCTTCAGCTGAGATCAGCAGGGTCGGTTCGCCGGTCGTGCAAGTCAAACAAGTCTTGCCGGCCCCGGGGTATCCGTAGACGGTGGCTTTGATGCCTCGGTCTTTTGCAACTTCGGCGGGTGTCTTAAAATCTATCGCCATTTCATTTCTCGGTTGTTTATAGGTTAGCCTATTCTAGTGCAACCTATGAAAAATAGGCAAACCTTCTTTAATAGGCACAAAAAACCGGCCCAAAGGCCGGTTTCTAATAGGTCAGGCTAGGGCGTCAGCTGCCGTTTCCGACCTTATCAAGCTCGGCAACCAAGCGCCTTGCATCCTCATTTGTGTTGCGGAAAGTGTCGATCAGGTCTTGTACTTCGATCCGTTGGGCGGGGGTCAGTCCCGACAATTGATCGGTGTCACTTGAGGTGCGTTGCACACCCTCGAACAACCAAGACTCGGTCGTTTCCAAAACTTCTGCGAGCTTCTTTGAGTTTTCCCTCGAGATCGATTTGATCTCACCGGACTCCCAATGCTGCGCGGTGGGTTGTGACACGCCACAACGTTTTGCAAGCTCTGTTTTTGTCAGACCCAAAGCAAGTCGTTTTTCTTTGAGCCGCTCATGCCAAGTGGCGCTCATGTCGCACCCCCGGTCATGCAGCTGTATAACTTGTCCCATCTTCTTGTACTCGATTTTGTGTTCATTTTTTCTCACGGTTTTTTTATAGCCGGAATTCCGAAACGGCTTTGTTGTTTACCCTGACTGCGAAAGCGTCCACCAATGTGGCGCGCCAAATCGGTCAAAAGTTTCATCAGAATATTCGTGCTGTTGCACGAGCATCTTAAGTTCGAGTGCCGCAAGCGGCGTCCATCCTTTCAATGCGCGAAGTTGCCAACAGCGTGACCATTGCAAATTAAAAAGTTGTGCGCGGTTTGTTTCTACTTGAAGTGCCGGTTGTGATTTTTCTAAACCAAAGAAAATTTCTTTCTGTTCGCGCTCGGTACGATGTCCAGCCCATCCGCTTTCAATATCCTCAGTCGTTGCGCGACCGACGGCGGTGGTGTTGCCTTTGGAACATCCAAGCGGAGCGGAGGGAGGGCAATGGATGTGGTGCCAAAATTCGGGCGGGAAAACCCCGCGTTTTTTGACGTGCCAATTTTTTTTGCTGATTGAAAGACCGGAAATTGTGAGGTAAATATTTTTCAGCGGTTTTTTGGTTAATTTATTCATGTAGGCAAGCCTAACACATAATAGGTAAATGTTTGCAAACATTATTCAACTTGCATTTAGAAATAGGGTCGCCTATTATCCGGCCTATGAACGTGATCAAGACCGAAACCCCGAGCGCATCCGAAATCATTGATCGGATTGGTGGCACAGCTGCTGTTGCGGAGCTTTGCGAAGTCAAATCGCCGTCCGTCAGTGAATGGCGGCACAAGGGGATTCCAAAGGCCAGATTGCAGTTTTTGCGCCTTGCCCGA